TGCTAATACATCTGGTAGTTGAGTTCTCATTCTAGATAATAAACTATTATCCATAATACCTGTAAGAGATACACCTAGTAATCTTTCTTCTTCTGTATTAGTTTGCCATCTCTTTCTTAAATAACCAAAGTCTGTAAGTGTAGCTTGTATTGTTCCTAGTATAGTAGCTACTTCTATTTTATCATGTAGTGATTCTTCTGTATCTAATGGTCTTACTACTACCTCTGTAAGATTACAGAACTGATTAGGTCTTAATATAATTTCACTACAAGGATTAGTACCAAAATCCCAATCAGCATTACGTCTACCATTCTCTCTAGCTTTTTCTTGAGCAGATTTTCTATTAAAAATACCACGTTCACCAGATTTACTTTCATATAATGCTAACCATTCTTTCATGAAAATACCTGCATCTGGTTTCTCTGTATATGCTACAGAGTTATTAGCTAATGCTCTTTCTGGGTTAGTTTCCCACCATGCACCAGACTTGGCAACTCTTAATCTCTGGTCTGATAAATTAGACAGAGATATAAGAGCTGACCTACGCACACCACCTACAACCACAACTTCACCTGTTTTACAAACTATATCATGGCACTCCATAGAAGATAATTTTCTACCCCTAGCATTTTTAAACTTATCAATAGTAAAATCAAATAAATTAACTAAAGGTTGAGGACCACTAGCTCTACCACCAAATGTTTTTAGTCGAGCACCTGCAGGTCTAACCTTACTTATATTTATCTTAGGTATTCTACATGTATATAAATAAGATATTAAATCTTTAAATGCTCTTGCCCAACCTTCTTTAGAATCATTAACAGAAACAACATCATCTGTTTTTTCAAACTCTCTATCTGGTATAGTAGGTAACTTATCTATGTATTGTCTCTCAACAGAGAAACCTACACCTGTACCATTCATAAGTATGTATAATACTTCATCAAATGCTTTTGGATTATCAATAGGTATGTAAGAACAATTATATCCTGCTATATTTTCTCTTTCTAATGCAGCACCTGCTGTCATTAATGCTCTCATAGAAGGCATAACAGACAATCCTATAATACTATCTTCTATTCTTCTCCATACTTCAGAAGGTAATACTACACCTAAGTTTTTATCTAAATGACCTTGCATAAAATTACTAAACCTAGATACTGTTTCTATCCATGTCTCTCTTC